TATTCCAACAGCATTTTCATAATTAAATACGCCTATTTCTGTGGCGTTCAAAGCCTCAGAAACCGATAAATCATTAGAGCCATCATTTAAAACTATATCACCGGCTGTAATTAAAGAATTAAGCGCGCTTGATGTTGAAATATCAAACTGTGAATAAAAATCGCTTATTTGTACATTAACGCCGTTCTCATGTACAAGAGAAAGGTATCTTTGCGTAGAGCCTGAATTGTTTTTTGCAATTAACGTCATCTCTATTTCCTTCTCTGGGTATAAATACAAACAACGGGATCATTTACGGGTGATCCTGTGCCAGAAACAAAGCACTGTATAATGTCGCCCGCTGTAATATCAACATTTACAGAGTCATCAGAAAAAACACCGGCTGATAAAGAAAAATTATAAGCTGTCGAAGTATTAAGCTCGACATCAAAAGACTTTGATAAATTACTTTCACCGCTGGCAGTTACAGCAACTATCGTTAAGTCATAGGGTGCAATCCATCCGACAGAAGTACTAGCCACATTTCCTATTTTTAAATAGGTGCTGTCGTTATTTCCATTGTCTGTAAAGTGATAAGGGAGTTGTGTAATAGATAACCATTTTGACCGCGTTGAATCATAAGAATATAAAGTTCCATCCAAGTCCGGGTGCTGTGCACCACCGCTTAAGTTTGTCGTCGGGAACGTGGAATCAGGTACTAACCTAAAAGAGGGTATAGTCTCGCCTGTTTGGTCTAGCTCTACTGTTCCATTAGCCGCATCAACGGCAATAGTATTGCCATCAACATAGGCTTGTTGAAGTGTTTTACTTCCTGCGCTAATTGTTTGATATGTGCCATCAGCTCTAAGAGAATCATTTACAGAGCCTCCAGTTGTTAAAGCTACACCATTAAAAGATGTTCCTGTCCAACTACTAACGCTTGTGACTGGGCCAGTCATTGCGCCGCCTGATAAATTCAGCTTTAGATTTAAAGCGGTTTGCTGGGCTGTGCTTACTGGTTTATTAGCATCGCTTGTATTGTCTACGTTGCCCAAGCCAATATCACTGGGAGCGGGAAAGCTCATCACAACATCAACAGCCGTACCACCAACACCGTCACCCGTAACGCTATCAACAGCACCACCTAAAACAGTGTTACCCTCTAAAACCGTGCCAGCGCTAGTGCCAAAGTTTTTATTAAAAGCTGTATTTTCAAAGAAATCATTTTTTTTAGCGTCTAGTGCTAACTGTAAATCAGATTGATTAGATAAAGTTCCTGAAATCTCACCCCATGCCAGCGCGCTATAAGTTCCATTTTCACGTAACACATTAGTAACGATTCCGCCATTCGTTAAAGCTACGCCGTTAATATCATTGGAAATAATGCTTCCATTGATATCTAACTCCTTTAAAACATCATCCCAAACAGCATCACTACTACCGCCAAAACCGCCAGAACCGTTATTAAACTGCAAAGAGAAATTAGGCCCCCCAGGTGGAAGCGATGGACCTATTGGAACCCCGTCAATAAGAAGCCTATCGACTGATAGATTGGTATAAACTGTAAAAGGTAGGTCATTTATCTGAGGCATAAATCACCCTAATACTGATCAATTAATAAATCGTGAGGACCACCCGTTGAGGTTGTGCAATCTAATCGAATTGCTATTACTGAAGCATCAATTTGACCGTCAGTTTGACCAGTTACCGAGCTGAATCCTGTCAATGTGGACACAATAATTGGCTGAACAAACCCAGTAATTGATTCACCGGACGCGGGTACAGTGATTGTAAAAACATTGTCATTAGTCACGGAGGCGACAGTAAAAACACCGTTATAATCTCTCGATTGAATAGCAATGTCATCACTTGTGCTTAAACCATGATTAGGTAACGTGATTGTTAAAGTAGTTCCAGAACGAGAAAGCGCAGACACCGCGCCTTTGCGATTAATTGCGCTCTGGGTGTAATTAACAGTATATGAACCAGCCGCACTGGTATGAGGATCCACAGTTACCCCCGTATGATCTCGCGAGCGTCGATTAAGCGGAATCCAGTCGCTAATAGTAGCATCAGCTACTGTTATTCTCTTAGGTATCATGCTCTACCCCTTGATTAAACCGCACCCCAAACAGTGCCGTTATAAAAATTTAAAACGTTAGTTGTACTGTTGAAAATAAACATACCCGCTTCTGGATCAGTAATGGCGTCCCTCTGCGTGGTAGTCATAGGCTTTGCCCTCATAACGCTGCCTTCGATATCAGCAGTTGTTTGTTCAGCAGTAGAATAGTCTGTGCCCACATATAATTTTGTATAATTAGTTCGAGCCATTTCAACTCTCCTATGAAAAAGTTAACAAGAAAAAGGGGACTAAGGTCCCCTTAATCCATCGAGGTTATGAGCCTGGAGTGCCGTACATGCCACGGGCATCAGTCCAACCAAACGAATAACGTTCAGAAGACTTAAATGCCATGTTGCTAGTACCGAAATCCATATCTTGCTCAAACTTAGCAGCTCTACGCGTGTAATACTTCATGCCATCTCGAACATTAGTTTTTACAAACCAAGCATCGGCATCAGTCAAGAAGTTATTAACATTAAAGCCACCACCAAGAGATTGCATAGTTTTTATCGCATTAACTGCATTGTTGCCTGTGTCATTCTGCAAAGTAGAGCCTAATATTCTCTCTGCCTCAAACATAAGCGAAGGCGGGATAACTAAACGCATACCCTGCAATGCAATACGAAGACCACGGGTGTCAGTCGCTTCGTTGATTTGAATCAACATATCCTCTAACGCTGTTTCGGTTAAATCTGAATCAATCGTCAAACGGTTAGAATACGTTCCGCTATCAGTCGGGCCATTTGGGTGGGCCACATTGAATAAAGATAAACCATCACCGTCCGTCATAGTGAACGCAGCATTAAAGCCGTTATTTAGCACGTTAGCGCCTACAACTTCTTTTGTCTGGTTCATTGAGAAAGCTAGCGCGCCAGCTTTGCGATTAAAGACACCGTAAAGGTTATCTTCGCGAGCTTCTTCAGTGACGATAAAACCCTTCGCATAAGTAAGGTTTAAATACTTGGGAGAAATTCCCTCAGTCTGACTATCGTAAGCAACCGAATCACCTTCAGGCTTGACCGGGGCCAATGAAAAACCTTCCCATTGTTGATCCTGCTCAAAAGCTTTACGACTATCAAACTCATCATAGATTTTATCATATTGTTTATCGTGAGAATTATACTCACCACCCCAAACAGACCTTAAGCCTTCTTGGAGCATTCTGGCCGTGTTGCCAGTGCTAATTACACCTGTGCTCATGATTATACTCCTACTACGCCTTTAACAGTCGATTCGTTAATTCGAATGAGGGCTTTATTACCAATCGCACCGATGACAGTGCCATCAGTAGGAGGAACTAAGCCAACAATTCGAAGCTGAGCAGTCGCGCCAGCGCCCGCAACAGTAGAACCATCGATCGTCATGTTTGAGGAAACCAAATTACCAGATTGAGTCGCTGCTGTTGCGGCGATATCCGCATTTGAACCAACATCAGCAACAGTCAAAGCCTGTGCGCTAATATCAATTTCATACAATGCGTCTGGATCAACCTGAACCAATACGCTACCAGCTTGAGAAGCGGGTAAGCCTTTCTGTTCAAGGTTAGAAATATTTGGGGCGAATCCCGTAATAACTCCGGTAATAAGACCAGCAGCGGCTGAAGCATCCACTTGAGCAACACCAGTTGCAGCAGTAGCTGTGCCTGTGATGGTTACAAAATCACCTTGAGCTAATAGGGAGGCATGCGCTGAGGCAATATCGTAAGTCGTAACCTTACCAGTATAGCCGCTTGCGCCTTGTGTTTTGACTAAGCTTGCGCCTGACATAATAAACACTCCTATAGTTAAAATTTAAAGTAAAAAAACAAAATACATGCAGGTAAATTGATTTCTCAATTTATCCACCGTTTCCATTTTCCCACCCTAAACAGTCTTCTAACTATCGGCGCGAAGGGCTTTACCCTCAACTAACAGCCCAGCTCGCTGGCTGGGTTTATGAAAGGCCGTCTTTAGCTATTACGCTTTCTTGACCTTTCGGAACATATTCGGGAACCGCGCTATTTGTCTTAGGCGCGTTCTCTTCTCTGACTTTTTCGTTAGTATCAATCACTTTTTGTTGTTTTGCAAGCTGATCCTCTAAATACAAATCCATAGGTATGCGCATCAAGTAGCGTTTATGACCACCTGTCTTAATGATTTTGTCGGTTGTGCCTTCGTGATATACGT